ACCTTCTGGAGGGGGTGTAACCGCATTGAACAACATTCATCATCAAGAAGCTGTAAAAAAGGCGGTACAGCCCCGCTTCCACGGTCACAGCAGATTAAACAGTAAAACAATTCCTATGTACCCCGACTCAGCAGAGAGGGAGTACAAACGGATTGCAAATGCCTATATGCGGCTCCTGAACGAGACTCTGAAAGAGGAACTGCCGGGGATCATGTCCGCATACCAGCTTTATCAACACGGTGATTCCAGATTTGATGATCTTCAGGATCTGGAAGGAAGAGTCAGAACCGGCTTCAGAGCGGCAGCTCAGAAACTGGAACAGAAGCTCGCAAAGTTTGGCCTTGACCATCTGGTGCGGAAGGTGTCCCGGATCACACGGAATACCACATTGAACAGTTGGAAGAAATCTGTCAAGCAAACACTTGGCGTGGATTTGATGAAAGGCTATTACAGCGATGACTTCTATGAAGAAGTGATGAAACGCTGGGTAGATGAAAATGTCCTCAGAATCCAGAGCATCCCTACTGAAACCCTTGGTGAGATCCAGGAGGTCGTCTTGGATGGCTTCCGAAAAGGTAGATCCATCACCGCAATTGGCAAGGATATTCAGGACAAGTACACGATGTCCAGAGATCATGCCAGAATGATTGCCCGAGATCAGATCTCCACCCTGAATGCACAGATTACCAAAATGCAGCATCAGGATGCCGGCTGTAAGTATTACCGCTGGTCTGACTCCCGGGACTCTCGTGTCCGTGATTGCCATCGCAGTCTTAACGGAAAGGTGTTCAGCTGGGATGATCCTCCTGAAATGTGGTATGACACAAAAAGTCGTGGCCGGGTCTATACAGGCCGAAGATGTCACCCAGGGGAGGATTATGTATGCCGTTGTATAGCAATCCCTGTATTTGACATCGAAACCATCGATGTTCCGATAAACCAAACAGCAGACCGAAGAGGAAATAAGTGATATGGCATCCAAGGAAGAAATCAAGGTGTACGTCGAGATCGTGAATGGCAAAACCGTTTGCATCTGCAAGCAAGACAATAAAGGCTGCGATAAATGGTGCCAGAAGGACGTAGTTACTCGTGATAAGTTTGCCGGATGGGAAGAAACATTCCACCGTGATCGGTACGGTAAAAGCAAGATCTGAAATTCAAACAATGACAGGGCTGAGGAGTTTTCTCCACAGCCATTTTTTCATGCTGAAATATCAGGATAAGGAGATTGTGGATGAAAGGATTTGGCTCTCCGGGCCGAGGCCCTCCCATGAAGGCTCTTGATCTTAAATTTTATGAAAGGAGCGATTGCTGTGAAGAACGGTATGGTCATTTCCGCAATCTGCCGCCAGCTCAAGCTGGTGTGTGATCGGATCGACAACATGAGCATGGATATCGAGCAGTTCGAGCAGAACAACAGCACCATGGTCGAAGTGTATGCTTCCCATCGGCTGGATGAGCTGGAACACGCACAGATGCTTACTCTGAAACTGACTGAGCTGATTACTCAGGCAGATGCTGAGGAACCTGAAGTCAACACAGATGAAGGTGGCAGCGTATTCGCCGCAGGAGAACTGAACAGTGATACTGTTGAGATCCCCGAAGATGCGGGCGCTGATTGTGCTGACAGAAAGTAATGCCACCAGAAAGAAAGCTCCGAAGGGAGGGGGATACATGGCCCCAAAGTTAGTAAGTGTGATTCGTCTGGACAGCCTCCCGCTGCACCAGACTTACTTCACGAAAGAAGGCTACCTGATCGACAGGCCGATTCTGACCAGCACAGGTATCTTCGAATACCACAATCCTGATGGCTCCATCAGGCGGGAGTTGCGGCTCCCGGAGGATGTTTTCGATCCTGAGAGTCTGAAGACGTACAAGGGTCGCCCCATCATTATCACTCACGACGCTGGGCTTGTCACAAAGGATAATGTCAGGGACGAACAGATTGGTACGATTCTGACTGAAGGATACCGCAGCGGCGATGACGTTCGTGCTGAGATCATCATCCATGACACAGACGGTCTGAAAAAGGCTGGACTGAAGGAACTGTCCTTGGGCTACAACCTTGAGTTGGAGGAAACTCCCGGTGTCTGGAACGGTCAGAAGTACGATGCCATCCAGAGAAACATCCGCATCAATCACTTGGCACTTGTCCGAGAGGCCAGAGCCGGTGAACAGGCACGACTGAATATTGACGGTCGTGACCCTGATAACACTCTTAAAGGAGGAAAAGCTGTGAAGAACCCCAAGAAGACCAAAGCTCAGCGCACCGACGGCAATCTGTCCCCCGAGGAATTTGCCAAGGCCATTGAGCAGTACAAGGCAAGACGTGCCCAGCGTGTTGCTGCAAAGCAGGCTGATGCAGAGCCTGCAACCGAGCCTGTTGTGGAACCCACTCCTGCCGCAGAGCCTGCTGCTGAACCCGCTGCAGAGCCTGTTGTCAAGGACAACGCCACCCCTGCTGCCGGTGGCGCAATCGAGGTCAAGGACCCCGTTGGCGACAGCGCAGAGCAGACCACCGAGGAGAAGATCCAGATGGCGAAGGATCGCCGTGACCGCCGTGACGAGGCCGGTGATCCCACCGACATGGAGGCCGCTCAGGGCATGATCGCCCAGCAGGACGAGGATCTGGGTATCCTGTTCGACATCATCGACACCCTGCTGGCAGAAAAGGATTTCAACAAGACTGACTCTGAGCCTGCTGTTGAGGAACCTGCTGTTGAGCCCGCCGTGGTCGAGGACGAGGATGACGAGCCTGTCATCGGTGCTGCCGTTGATGGTGATGATCCCGAACCCGAGGATGCGCCTGACAACACCGATGGTGATGAGCCTGAGGATGAGGAACCCAAGATGAATGCTGACTCCGTGGATGCAATCGTCCGTGAGCGCATCCAGATCGGCATGATGGGCCGCAAGGTCAACCTGGATGGTCTGGAAATGATGGATTCCATCAAGGCTCGCAAGGCCATCATTCAGGCAGTTCGCCCCGGCCTGCGTCTGGATGGCAAGAGCAATGCCTACATCCGGGCAGCCTATGATATGGCTGTGGCAGACATCGAAGCCGGCTCCCAGAAGGATACCGGCTACCAGAAGCGTCAGATGTTCAATAAGGACGGTCGCAATACCGAGGATCAGGGCGGCTCTGCCAATGCCCGTCAGCGTATGATCGACCGCCAGAATAAGAAGGAGGATTAACCTATGAGCGCACAGATCAACTACGGTTTCAAGACCGCAATGGGCGAGGCCGGCGGCATTGTCGACCTGGCTCCCTATGTCATCAATTCCTTTGCCAATGAAGCTGATACCGGCAAGATGAAGTTCGGCGTTGGTGTCGTTTCTGGCACCTCTGCTGGCCGCGTTAATCTGCCTGGTGCAGATGCAACCGCTGCCAAGTTCGAGGGCATCGTTGTCAACCGCCGTACCACTGAGTACGACATGGAAGGCAAGATCCATATCCGCAAGGACAGCACCCTGGGTGTTATGCGCTATGGCCACATCTACGGCCGTGTCGCTGCTGGTGTCACCCCTGCCCATGGCGAACCCGTCTACATGATCAAGTCCGGAGATGAGGCTGGTTACTTCACCAACGTTGCAGATGGCAATCTGGCTATCAACGCCCGTTTCATCGGTGCTTTCGATGCTACCGTCCAGATCGCAGCCATTGAGCTGCACGCCCCTGTCATCGCTACCAACGCTTATAAGGAGGAAGATAACAATGACTAAGAATACTCATACCCACTATGATGCAGCAGAGGCCCGTCTGCTGCGCAATGCTCCTATCGTCCAGGCCGTAATGGTCTCCGAAGGCTGCCGCTTCGACAGTGCCGAAGCCGCTTCTGTTTTCTTCGCCCGTGAGCTGGATCATGTTAAGGCCAAGTCCTACGATGTCCAGTATCCCGAGCTGACCGCACTGAGCCTGTTCCCCATCACCCATGAGGCAGATGCCGGCGCAGAGTCCATCACCTACTACACCTACGATAAGTCCGGTATGGCTAAGGTCATCGACAACTACAGCACCGACCTGCCCCGTGCTGATGTCACTGGTCAGCCCTCTGTGGCTCAGATCCGGTCCATCGGCACCAGCTACGGCTACTCTGTGCAGGAAATGCGTGCTTCCCGAATGGCCGGTAAGTCTCTGGATTCCCGTAAGGGTGAGTCCGCCCGTTTCCAGAACGACAACACTGTGAACAAGATCGCATGGGCCGGTGATGATACCCATGGTCTGCTGGGCATTCTGTCTCCCGGTCAGAACATCCCTCTGTACACCATTCCCAACGGTGCCAGCGGTTCTGCTGCATGGGTCGATAAGACTCCTGATGAGATCCTGGCTGACGTGAACGGCATGGCTGCTCAGGTTTCCCGTACCACCAAGCACGTTGAGCGCCCCGATACCCTGTGCATCCCCGCTGATGCCTACATGGATATTTCCACCCGCCGCCTGGGTGAGACTGGTGAGACCGTCCTGTCCTGGATCCTGTCCAAGTCCCCCTACATCAAGAACATCGTGCCCGCTTCCGAGCTGAACCACGACAGCAAGGAGACCAACCCCTATGCTGCTGCCAACGATGCCGGTGTCGCATTCCTGTTCAAGAATGATGAGAACAAGCTGTCTCTGGAGATCCCCATGCCCTACATGCAGCACCAGCTGCAGGTCAAGAACCTGGAGACCGTCATCCCTTGCGAGTCCCGCTGCGCTGGTATGATGGTCTACTACCCCATGTCTGCCCTGATCGCCGTTGGAGTTACCAAGAAGGGCGCCTAAGAAGCCACAATCGTAAAGAGAGGCGGGAAACCGCCTCTCTTTGTTTGTCTGTCCACAACTGATTTGTAATTGGAGGTAATTATGAAAATCAAGAACGTGTCTGCAAAGGTCATCGGTGTTTTCGGCCGTGATCTGATGCCCGATGAATCCATGACCTGCAACCAGGACATGGTTGAGAACCAGGCTGTCGCTACCATGCTGAAGATGGGTTTCCTTCAGCTGGATGATTCCGCTGAGAAGCAGAAGGCTCTGGAGGAAGAGATCCGCCAGAAGATCCTGAAAGAACAGCAGGAAGCTGCCGCAAAGCAGGCTGCTGATGAAGCCGCCGCTGCTGCTGCCGCTGAGAA